AGCCGACGACGCCTACGACGCGCTCAGCGGCAAGGCGCCTGCCCGCGGCCAGGCTCAGGCCACCGCCGGCGGTCCGAAGATGCTCCAGGAGGTCCGCGCGTGGGCCAGGGGCGACGAGGGCTCCGGACGGGTCCTCGAGATCCGCCGCGACCCGGCTCTCGGGCCGATCAACTACCGCGTTCTCACTGGTGGAGCGGCTGGAAACGCAAGTAGTATCATCCCGATCGACTTCTACGACATGCTGATCGCACACTTGATCGAAGTGTCGGGCGTCATGCAGTGCGGTCCCACCGTCCTCAACACTGGTGGCGGTGAGACGCTCCAGGTCCCCAAGACCACAGCACACTCAACCGCCGCTTCCGCCGCGCAGGCCGGCCCGCTTCCCACCTCGGACCCGACGTTCGGGATGCAGGCGCTCTCGGCGTTCAAGTACGGGATCCTGTTGCAGGTGGCACGGGAGTTGATCGATGACACTGCTGTTGACCTGCTGGGCTACCTGGCCATGCAGGCCGGCCGCGCTCTCGGAAACTCGTTCGGAAACGACCTCGTGAACGGGACCGGAACCGGTCAGCCCACGGGCATCCTCACCTCCGCGACGGCCGGCGTCACCGGCTCCGTGACCGGCGTGTCCGGCGCGCCCAGCTACGCCAACCTCGTGGACCTCGAATACAGCGTCATCGCGCCGTACAGGCAGAGTCGTTCCTGCTACTGGCTGGCAGCCGATAAAACTATCGGAGGCTTCAGGAAAATTACCGACACTGTTGGAAGACCCATTTGGGAACCTTCCGCTGTGCTGGGAAGTCCTGACCTGCTGCTCGGCAAGCCGCTCGTCGCCGACCCGTTCATGCCGGCGATGGCGACCAGTGCCAAGGCGATCCTTTTCGGCGACTTCAGTCAGTTCTTTGTTCGACTGGTCGGCGGGGTCCGGTTCGAGCGGTCCGACGACTTCGCGTTCGGTAGCGACCTGGTTACGTTCCGTGCCATCCTGCGCGGCGACGGCACCCTGGTCGACCGCACGGGAGCCGTGAAGTACTACGCCGGAGCCGGGTCCTGACGCAGGCAGTGGCCCCGCGCGCCCGGCGAGTGGCCGCCGGGCGCGCGGGGAGCCAGCCCAGCTTAGGCGCACGGGAACAGGAGGATGGTCATGCCCGTGGTCCGCATGCTGCAGTACATCTCCGGCGGGCGGCACGACGGCCGCGACTGGCCTGACCCGCAGCGCGGCGACGGCACCATCGACGTCGCCGACTGGGAAGCACAGGACCTCATCCGCGGCCGGCTCGCTGTCCCGGCGGGGGGCGGGACGGGGGGCGGTGCGGGCAGTTCCGCCGAGCCCGCCCCGCAGGCGGAGGCCCCGGTTCACAACGAGCCCGGGGCCGGGGCCTACGCCGCACCAGAGCCGGAGCCTGCCCCGGTAGCGGTCGCGGAGCCCGCTCCCGTCGCGCCGCCGGAGGTCTCGCCGGTCACCGAGGTCTCGCCGGTCGCCGGGGTCGCGCCGTCACCAGCCGCGGAGCTGCCCGGGGTCCCGGACGCTGCCACGCTGCCGGAGCCGGTGGAGGAGACCGTGATGGAGGAACTTCCGGCCGGGCCGCCGAACCCGCACGACATCAAGCAGCGGTGGGTCGACTACGCGATCACCCGCGGCGAGGACCCGGCGATCGCCCGGGACATGACCAAGGCCGACCTGATGAGCAAGCACGGGGGCAGGCTGTGAGACAGGAGGACGCACCGTGAGCAAGACGACTGAGGGCAGCAGGGACGAGCCGGCGCAGGCACCGCTCGGCGACCGCACGCCCGAGGCGGAATCGGCACAGGCATACGCGGACGCCGGGATCGCCGGCGCGCCCGGCTCCGAGGTCAGGTGGCCGGAAACGGCCGGCCAGCCGGAGGACGAGGGCGACGGCACGGACGATGGCTAGACCTGGGCCGGGACCAGCGCCGGCCCTATCCTTAGAACAGCAGCTGCGCCCGCGGCCGTCAGGAGCCGGGCTCACTCGAGAAGTGAGGTAATTCCTGATGGCTTCCAGCAGCGACGTGCCCGGCTACGACCGGACCCAGGCGAGCCGCGGCTCCCCGGACCGGTCCGGCGAGGGCGCCGGCGGTGACGTCACCGTCCAGCCCGGCCAGTACCCGCCCGGCGAGACCCACGGCATCTTCGGCGGCCCGCTGCCCACCGGAACCGGCGCGCCCGGCTCGTCCGGCGGGTCCGGCGGCGACGGCGACCCGACCAACCAGGCCGGCCAGGACGTCGACGCCTTCGCCGGGGTGTCCGGCGGCGACCTGACCAGTACCGGTGCCCCCGGCAGCGCCGGCGCGACCGGATCGACCGGCGGCGGCGGGGACTCGGTGGACTTCACCCGGCCCGGCTCGTACCTGTCCGGCACCTACGCGCAGGACACCGTGCGCGGCAACATCGACGGGCCGCAGGACTGGACCCAGGCCAACGACTCCGGCTACGGCACGGGCGGCCCGAAGCTGCCCGGCATGCACGAGCCCCAGGCCGGCAGCGGCGAGTTCCAGCCGGGCCGCGGCGGCCGGGTCCTGCGCGGCGGCCGGCCCGCCCGCGGCGGCTGACCGGTGGCAGGCAGCGACCAGGTTCCCGGCTACGGGACCGCCCGCCGCGCCGGGGGCCGGAATAACGCCGGCGCTTCCGGCACGCCCGGGCGGGATGACCCGACGACTGAACCCGGCCAGTACCCGCCCGGCGAGGCGCACGGGATCTTCGGCGTGCCGCTCCCGGCGGGCACCGGGGCGCCGGGCTCGGTGCCGTCCCGGGCGGCTGCCAGCGAGTCCGATTCCACCAACCTGCCCGGCCAGCTCGGGGAGGTGTTCACCGGGGTGCCGGTGGCCGATGCGGAGGGGTACTCCCCCTCGCTCAAGATCGGCACCCGGGGCGCGGAGCCCAGTACCGGCACCGGCCCGGACTCCGTGGTATTCACCCGTCCCGGGTCGCACCTGTCCGGCAGCTACGGCAGCGACACCGTGCGCGACGAGGTGGACGGCCCCGGCAACTGGACCGAGGCCAACGACTCCGGCTACGCGACCGGCGGGCCGCAGCTGCCCGGCATCAAGGGCAACGAGCCGCAGGCAGGCGGGACCCGGTTCCAGCCGGGCGCCGGCCGGGTCCTGCACGGCAACAGCGGTTACCGGGGGGCGTGAGAAGGGAGCAGGGACCGTGCAGGACCTGTCGCACATGCTGGCTGACGATCCCGTCAACGTGATGGTGCCGACCAGCCAGTCCGGCGGGAACCGGGCGCACGACAACAGCCGGGCCATGACAGCGCCCGGCGGCCAGCCGGTGAACCTGCCGGCCAGCATTACCGGCGTCCCGACAGAGTTCGACCCGCCGAACATCGAGGTCATCAGCACGCAGGCCAAGCCCGGCGTCAAGGCGAAGCCCGGCCCGCGCAAGATCACGAGCACCAAGACGAGCACCAAGACGAGCACCGCATAGGAGGCTGACATGCCCGAAGCACCCAACCCGATCACCAGCCCGTCCTCGAAGCCGGGCCAGCCGTGGGACGCCACGTCCACGTCGCCCGTCGCCGGGTGGAAGCCCGTCGACGGCGAGGCCGGCACGAACGGCGACCACTTCGCCGGCACGCCCGACGCCGGCGAGGGCGGCTGGAAGCAGACATGAGCCAGCCGTGGCCGGACGGCGAGGAGCCCGGTAACCCGGGTGGCCTGGACATGGGCACCGTCAAGGCGCCCGGGATCGAGTGCGCCCGGGAGTGGCCGGACGGGGCTCCCGGGCTGGATTACTATGACCCGCCCCCGGTGGACGACGGCTCGGGCACGACGGGCCGCCGCGGCGGTCGCGGACGGGGGAGGTAACCCCGCATGAGCGACATCGCCAGGCCGAAGCCGCCCGGGAAGGAACTGGCTCACGGCGGCAACACGTCCCCGTCCCAGCAGCCGGCGGGGAAGGAACTGGCCACCAACGCCAACGCCAGCCTGGCCACCCAGGCAAACGCGAACCTCGCGTACTAGGAGGCATTCGTGGGGTACCCGCTGCCGGAGCCGTACCCGCCGGGGCAGGAGATCGCCACCGTCCTCAACGCCGACAACGCGCACGCCGGGAACGTGGCCGGCAACGTCGTCAAGGTGCCCGGGGGCGAGCTGTCCCGGATCTGGCCGGACGGGACGCTGCCCGGGATGCCGGCCGACCCGGACTTCGGCATCCCGCCGCCAGCCGCCGCGTTCACCTGGACCCCGCCTGCCCCGGCCCGGAACACGAACGTGACGTTCGACGGGTGGGCCAGCACGCCCGGCGACCCGGATTACCCGGTCACCGCCTGGCACTGGATGTTCGCCCAGACGACCCCGGCCAGCGGCGCGGTGGTGACCTGGCGGATCCCGAACAAGGCCGGCAGCTACGACGCCGAGCTGACCGTCACGGCCTCAGACGGCCAGTCCGGCTCGCTGCTCCAGACCCTCACCGTTACCTGAAAGGCACTGATCATGAAGCCCGTCCTGGCCGCCAGTTTCACCGTTTCCGGCGCGCACGGCGTGTTCATCCTGATCGCGCTTATCCTGTTCGCCTGCGCGGCGGTGATCGCCTGGGTGATCGCCCCGCGGCAGGTCTGGGCCACCTTCGTCGCGGCCGGGCTGGCGCTGTTCGCGCTGGCCATGCTGTGGACCTGACCACCATCCCGGGGGGCGGGAGAAGGGCTCGATCATGACTTACGAACTGGACCGGCGGCAGCTGCTGCGCCTCGGCCTCATCGGCGGCGCGGCCGGGACCGCGGTCGCGCTGATGCCCGGCGGAGGGCGCGCCCTGGCCGGCACCGCGGCCACTGCGCACGGCGCCCGCCAGCTGGACGACCCTAACGGGGCCGTGCCGACCGGCGGCAAGATGCTCGCCAACATGGCATTCATGTTCCCCGGCCTGCCCGCGTTCGCGCCCGACCCGGACACCGGCACCGCTACCGGGCAGCTGATGGCCCTGGCCACCTCCCTGCTGGACCCGAACGTCACCCAGCCCGCCCCCGGCAACCGGGACAACGTGGGCGCTCTCGGCAGCGTGCTGACGTATCTGGGGCAGTTTATCGATCACGATAATTTCCTGGACCTGGTGCCGCAGCCCACTCAGTTCTTCGGCCAGGACAATCAGGGCAACCTGCTGGACCCGGCCGGCGCGATCGTCCAGAACTTCGAGTCGTTCCGGTTCGACCTGAGCTCGGTGTACGGCGGCGGGCCGGATGTGTCGCCGCAGCTGTACGCCGCCGACAAGGTGCACTTCCTGCTCCAGGAGCCGAACCCGAACGGCGTCCGCGACCTGCCCCGCAACCCTGATGGCACCGCCATCCTCGTGGAGCACAGGAACGACGAAAATGAGATCATTGCCCAGGTGCACGTCGCGTTCCTCAAGTTCCACAACGCGGTCGCCGACGCGCTGAACGGCAACTTCGCCGATACCTACGCGGCCGTCCGCCGGTACTACCAGTGGATCGTGATCCACCAGTTCCTGCCGGAGATCTGCGGTGCCGGCGTGGTGAGCGGCCTGCTGGACGGCTCGATTCCGTCGCTGTATAAGGCGGGCAACCCGAACGCCCCGCTGGTCCCGGTGGAGATGCAGGTGGCGGCCTACCGGTTCGGCCACTCGA